TCACTTGAATAGAGGCGACTCTTGTATGAACCAATTTTCTCAAAAAAATCTCCAGACCATAGTTTTCTCTGATCTTCTTCAAGCATACCAAAATTATTAAAATCACTAAGTGCCAAGAGAGCATATGGGTTTACATGATGTTCCCTATAGTGTTGCATCCATGTAGGCATATTGTGAGTTTTATGTTTGATATATTGATTCAATGGTATTATGTTCTTTAAACAAAAGAGAGCAATGAAATGAAAGCTTTCTCTTATTTTTTCTATTTGTTTTTCGGGAGACTCATCTTCCTTTTTCTTCATTGCAAGAGAGTATGTTCTTATAGCAGGTCTCGTTGTAAAGAAAGTAATATGAGGACAATTCTCATCTGGATGCAAAGATCTTGGTGCTCCAAAAAAATCATCATAGGTTATATGCGGAAATTTTGAAAAGAAAGCACACAGCTTCTTCAATGCTACAATTGTTGTAGAATCAAGATTAGAAAAGTCTTTTCTAGGCTGATATGGTTGCCCATTTCGAAAATGTTTCAAATAACAATTGTAGATGTTTTTTTCGATTTGATTTAGATTGCTCAAGTTGTTTTCTTGTTATGTTTGGATCTAAAGATTTTCTTATAGATGTTGGGAGTACTACTGAGGTAGGCTCTTATTATGTATTGTAGGTTATTTTCACCCAATAAGTCAAAATAAATCTTTTGGGTTTTTTTATCCTCTATTACAAGTTTCAAAAAGTTTAAAAAGTTAAATTTCTTTTTCTTGGCAATACATACAAATGATCCAAATTTTAAGGTAATATCCTCAAATTCAGACATATCAAACACATTTGATGGGTTTATAATTTCGTTTACTTGCTGGCTAGAAGTGATGATCATAGTGGTTTTAGGTTCTTGGTGACTTCCATAAACAAAGGAGTGATGACTCCTGCTGCTGCATTGGTGTGACCTCCTCCATTGCATATCTTTTTAGCAAAAGCCCCACAATCTATGGGGTTTTCATCAGTACACTGTCTTATGGAAACTTTTTCATTCTTCACATTTATGAAGAAAAATAAATCAGGTTTATGTTTGTTAATGAGAACTTCCATTACTTCTGGAATAATTCTCTGAATCATTGCTGCACAGGTCTTTTTAACCTTTCCGCCAATATTCAATTCTCCAAAATAAACTTGAGCCTTTGACGCTTCAATGGCTCCTTCTCTCTTGATAAAGTTGATAGCTCTCTTCTGTTGATCATTAAATGGTTTAAAGCCATTATAGTAGTCTTTAATGAAATCTGCATATCTATTCTTGTATTCATTAAAGAATAGAATATTCAAATCATAAGAGTCTGGAAGTTTTCTTTTATGAGAATCAAAATCATCAGCAAGGGCAACCAATAACTTTTGTGAATCAGTAGCAGTGATGCTATCTTTGAACAATTTATAGGTAAGAAGAGCATTTGAAGAATACTCTTTATATAAAATTTTTGCCTTTTTAAATCTGCTTACAAACTCTTCTGATGACTTATGATGATCAATAAAAGTAATATGAGGCTGATCTAGTTCTGGAAGGAATTCTTCCCTCAAACCCATATCTAAAACAAAAATCTCAGAAGGGTTATGTATCTCTGCAATTTGTCTTTTGAGTTTTCCAATCTCCATATTTGAGATTGGTGTATAGTGAACTGTGTCTTCTTTGGGTTTGCTCCAAATATATGCCAAAACACTAACAGCCCCATCGAGATCGTTATGTGAAAAGATATGATGACATTTTGCCATATAGTTTATTATTTACTGCAATATAGCTATTTGTCATCCTCATCCAAGTTTTCAATCATATCAAGTGTATCTGCAATACTATTGATGCTGTTAACCAAAGAACCGGGGATTTGCTGTTTATTTGAAATAAACATTTTAGACACATCACTTGGATCTTTAAGTGTCAAAGTAGGATAATCAATCTCAAGAACAGTATGGGTTCCGACCCTACCAAAACGATTCTTAGTGATACCCATATGAATGATTCCAAGGTCAACATCACCTTCTTCTGACCAAATAGAAAATTGTGCATCAGCAGTCATAGCAAGACCCATAGACTCACTCATAGTTTCCAAACCGGGATTTGCTTCCCCATATGCAGTTCTATTGGTTTGTGTTGCTGAAATGACAGGACATTCAAACCAATAAGACATTGCTCTAATCATCTCTGTAATCTTTTTAATAGACTCATAAGAGTTCATTCCTCTTTCGGGAGGAGCGATCAAATTGATATAATCAATTACAATAGCATCAGGTTTTATGCCCTTTTTAACCAATTTGTCTATATAGGTTTTAATATGCAAAGGAGTTACTGTCTGTGGAGGAAATTCTTTGATGATTAGTTTTGCATCCCTATGGGCAACCTTATATTGATTGAGTTCTTTCTTAAGAGGATCAATATGTGCAGGGAGATCATTGTATGCAATTCTAGAAAGGTTTGAACTCATTCTTTTTGCATAAATTTGTTCTGACATCTCAAGAGAAATGAGAACTACTGTTTTGTTTTGATTGAGAATATTTGAAGCAACATTTCCAAGAAAAATAGATTTACCAACATTGGTGACTCCATAAAAAACATACAATGCTCGACCATCAGCAAGGAATCCTCCACCAATTCTATCATCCAGCCATTTCCAACCACTAGATAGGGTCTTTGATGTTTTTAAGAGTTCTTTGCAATGTTCATCTATGTTTTCCAGATAATCAAATCCTGTATTTTCAATAAGAGAAATGTTACAAGCCTTCTCAAAATCTTCCAAGATTTTTGAAGAATTAATGTCTCCAGAATTTACATCAACTGATGTTTTAACAACAGTATTGAGTACTGCTTTCTCTTTAAGGAAACGTTCTGTATTCTTTAAGAGAACATCTTTGTCATAGGTTTTATCAATTTCAGAAAAACTTAAGGCAACTCGTTTGAGAGCGTCTCTTCTTTCTGGTTCAACCATATGAACCTTAAGTTCAGTAACATTGGGAACTTTTCCAAATGTAGAATAATATTGAAACAAAGATTCAAATACTATTCTAATGTCTTTATTATTGAAATATGAAGGCTTTGCATACTCTATGATGCTCTCCAGATAAGATACATCAACTAGAGAATTGTAGACAACCAACTTTTCAAACAGTTGATTATCCAAAGGCAAATTATTCTTCATCTACTAATAATACTACAATCTTGCCACCATTTCAAGCCTATTCGTCTTTCAGTTTGTATTTGTTGATATATTCAAATCGGCTTTTAACCATATCCTCAAATACTTCAAGAGTAGAAGACTCAAATTTAATCTGCTTATTTTCTGGAATGGATGATATCATAGCATCAAGTATGGCAGTCATCATTCCTGCCATTGTCATGGGAGTTACATCTCTTTCAACAGCAAAAGTTCTACAAGCAGGTCTATCTTTATAGAAACCAACTTCAAAGATTTTTTCAAAATCATCCAAAGATGGAGTTGGTTCTGGATCGAATTCCATTAGGATTCTTTTTTAAATTTAAGTTCGGTTTGGAGTTTCTCCTCAAGAAGAGGTAGAACTTTTGCCCAAGCATTATCATCATCTTTCCAATCCTTGTAGAATCCAAGGACTTCTTCACCGACAACATAACGATGACCCTGCTTAGTGATAACACCATAACCTTCTGCCATCTCAAGAAGACCAGAATACTTTGAAATTCCTGTACGGAAATTCAAGTACATCTCAGCCTCAAGGAAAGGAGGAACAAAACGATTCTTAGTAGTCAATGCTCTCATAGTAAGACCATTAACATCCTTGGAAAGAGGAGTAGTCTCATCTGAAGCATTCTTGTTATCAGACTTTCCTACACGCTCTTGCTTGGTTGCCATCTGAACCAATACAGAAGACATATACAGAGGACCAGAACCACCAGACTGACTCTTGACCAATGTGGGATAAAGAGCACCGGGGTTGTCATATGTATGGTTAGTAAAAACAATAGGACAGTTTGCTTTAGCAGCAGCATGGGTAATTGCACGAAGCATACTCTTGAGTGAGACTGCTCTTGCACCCATATCAGCAGAATCCTTACCATCCTCAATAACCTTTGCCTCTCTTGCAGAGATAAGATTACCAAGAGAATCAATAGCAATCATGACCTTACCCTGTAGTTTATTCTCAACAACGGTCTTCAGGAATTTAACAAGTTGATTACGACACTCCTCAATAATTTCAATAGGGCAGTGTTTGATCTTGGCAGGATCACAACCAAGAGTTTCAGCAGTCTCTTTATCAAGAGCATTCTCGGTATCAAAGTAAACTACATGCATACCTTTCTTCTGAGCATTAGCCATGATCTTATTAACCATGAGAGTCTTTCCACAAGCCTGTGGTCCAGCAAATCCAATAATTCTTCCCATAGGGATTCCACCATAAAGAGAACCAGAGATGATTGCATTAAGAGCCATGCAACCAGTATCGATCCATTCCTTTACAGTAGAAAGTGTATTCTCATCCAAGAACTGAGCATCTGGATTAAGATCATCAAGGATTTTAAATGCATCTTTGATATCACCACTGAACTCTACATCTTCATCTTTAGTTTTTTTAGCCATATACATATAATAGCACGAAACCCACAAAAGTCAAAGACCTTTGTGGGTTTGTGCTGGTTTCTTTTTTTTCCGATTACGAATTACTCATCGAAGAGGTTGATGATAGCAGGAGCATCCTTTGCAGGTGCTGGTGCAACCTCTCCAGCATTTGGAGGAACAAAAATGTTACTCTTATTGAACATTTGGACATACTGTGCCTGTAGACGGAAGTCGAAAGCATCGATATCAGTCTCTGTAATGTTTGTCTTGTTGTAAGTGAATACAACATCACCTGTCTTGTCACCCAAGAACTCACGGAAGAAAATAGGAAGAAGCTGGACTGACATTCTTCCACTCTGATCTTGTGGAACTACATGGAGTACGACAGGATTCTTAACTTTAAGAAGGGTGTCATCTGAACTAACAAACTCTCCTACAATCGTGCGACCGACTGTATCGAGGAATGTTACGATTTTTACTGTTGGGGTTGTTTCTGTTTCGCTCATATGTTTTATATTTTACTATAGTTGTTATATAAGTCAATCGACTTACATGAAATTTCCTTTAAAATCATTAAAATTATCTAATGCTTCGGTTGTATTAGGGAACATTTTAGCAATTGTTTTTGAAATTTCCAAAGCAATCTGTCTATGTTCGAGTTGAGTGTTTTCTTCTAAACGTACATTTAGATATGAAAGCCAAGAACGAAGATTTCCTGTCATATAAAGAGTGGTTTGTGTGCAAAGAGGAAGCAACATTCTTGCACATTCTTTGGCTACACCCTTTTCTACAAGTTCATCATAAATTTTTGCACCCTGTACGAGATGATCTTTGATTAAACCTAAATCTTTTTCACTCATTTCAAACAAATTTTCACTTGATTGACGATTTTTTTCAGCTTGTTTTCTTAATTCAAAAGATTCAAAGCCATTAACTGGGCTATATCGTTGACTGAATTCCTGAAAACAAAAACTTCTATGGCGAAGAATTTGTGCAGCAATTGCTCTTGAGGTAACAATCTGAAAAGTTAAGTTAACTTGCTCAAAAGGTGACCAATGTTTGTGTTTGATAAGATATTTTAAGAGTCTTGGAGCAGTTTCTGTGTTTAATTGATTGGAAGGATTAGAAACTCTAGCAATATAACTAATAATATCTTCTGGAACTTCGATTCCTTCAATAAATGATTGGGTTGAACTGATTAAATCTACTTGCATTGGAGTATTATACACTACTATGAGAATAATTCAATAAGATCTGTATGAGTTTCATTGGTAATCTGAGGAACATGCCAACCAATACAGTCATAAAGCTTCTCAATGGGGGATAAAACAGTCTTTTGAAACATCCCAGCGTAGTTTACAGGAAATATTTCTTTCATTTCATCAGGAAAATCCTCAAGGAATGCCATAGACTTATAGTTAAACTGATTTCTTGATGGATAAAACCATTTTACCTTAGTTCCACTGGTTATAGACTGATACTTGTTACTAATTCCAAGATGTCTAAGCATATAATTGTAATGGATTGAGGCTGCTGCATGAACAGGAGTGTTAGATCCTAGTTTGCCATCATTTATTTTATTGGTTTGCTTCTCCAGATTAGTAATCTTTGTTCTAAAAGCAACGTCATTAATAGAAAAACCACAAAATGTATCATATGCTTCCTTCAAAATCTTATTAGCAATGTCTTTACTTTGAGAAAGAATGGCTGATTCATAGACTTTCTTGATCAAATTCTTTACTTCTTCGGAATATGTTGACTTAACAACCTCTACTCCAGTGTATTTGAATGGGTTTTTCGGAATGACACCTTCAGATTCCAAGACATGGAGCACATATCTCTTCTTTTCCATGAATACAGCAACATCACAGACTGATTCTTGCTTAAAAACAAATCTAGGATCGGTTGATTTAAGCTCAATTTTAGACCATTCGATGATTGTTTTGTTAAGATGATCACCAAAATCCTTAATAACCTTACGAGCTTCGTCTGTTATCTTACCTTCTTCGTGTAATTTAACATTATAATGATCCAAAACAGGCTGAATTGAGAAATACGCACTATCCGTATCACCATATTTGTAGATATCTTTCTTCTGACAAGCTATACCATCACCTTTCACATAGTCATAAACGATATCTGCTGCCTGTTTAACAACAGATTGACCAGTTAAAGTGATACTTGCAGCATGATCAATGTCATAAAAGGGAGAATATACCTGTCCAAAGACACCATAAACAGAATTTAGAATGAGTTTATAGGTGTTTTGAAGGGTATCTAGATCAAGAATCTTCTGTTTAAGCTTATCTTGCTCGAATTTATCCTTTGTTTTAGACAATACCTTCTTGGAACGAATCATTTCATCCTTTGCATCGACTCGTTCTTTATAAAGATGATCAATAAACTTAGGAACTACACCTTTAAACTTTTGTGTGTATAGAATATTGAACTTTGATATAGAAAGTGACTCCTTTTTAACAAGTTTATTAAACTTTTCTTCTTCTAATGTGATGATTTTGTTATTAACAAGTCTTAAATTATATTTTCCATCCTCAATTGAGATGATTCTACCTATCTTTGTCTCTGGAGAGACGTTAAGAGAGATGATTGTGTTAGGATAGAGACTGTTTGCATCGAAACTTACAACAGAATTTGATAATCCACGTTCGGGTTCTTGTACAAATCCACCTTCATAGTCAGCTTTTACCTTATCATCCTTGAATGTTGGGATTACCATGCCATCTTTTGCTGCTTGATGAGCAATAGCACCAGTGATCATTGCAACTTTACCCAAAGATTTCTCAAAAGGAATGAATCCTTTGTAAGAAACGTTACGAATAAGACTCAAATACTTCAAACTCTCATCCAGATTCACCAAAAGACGAACATCCTGAATATTATATTCAACAAATTTGTTCCAATCAGTATCTGCAAGCGTTGAAAGGTTCATACTACCGATGTTTACCTTGGTATCTCCTAACTCATACTGACCGATATAACCAAGAGAATAAGATTCTCTATCACCTCTTGCGAAAGTTTTATAAACTTCCATATAATCGATAAGAGAAACTCCTCTAATATGCCAACGATCAATGGATTGTCCAAATTTATTTGTACCTGCATTCTCTCTTAGGTAGATATTGTTAACTGGAGAAAGTCTCTTTGCATGATCTTCTCCAAACAATCTAATCAAACGATTAATGATGTATGGAATATCGAAACTTTCTGAGTTCCAACCTACAACCATATCTGGTGGATCATTCTCCCAAAACTCCAGAACCTTTTCTAAGAGATTTAATTCATTCTTACAGTGATGATATACAACATCAGGATCATTGGTCTTATATGGTTGAAGACCCCATGTATAATATTTCTTATCAAGAGAATTATATATCGTAAAAAGATTTATGGTGTCTGGAGCCAATTTAGGCTCAGGAAAACCTTCTGTTGAATATGTCTCGATATCAAAAAAATAAATCTTTAAAGGAAAATTGCCAAAATTTGGTTCATCAACCCGATCTTTGAATGTAGATAACAAAAACTCTTGGTCACAAGAGAGGTCATGAAAGATTCTTTTGATCGGCGTTTCATTGATGAATTTATTTTTTTCAAATTGATTAGCAAATGTTACTTTTCGTAGAGGTGTATTATAAATGGAAGTGGCATCCGTACCCTGTGTAGATTCTACATAAAGGTATGGTTCATATGAAGTCTCCAACTTGATTCGATTACCTTTATCATCCCAAGTCCAGAGATGAATAGATTGTTCTCTACCATCATAATAAACATTTCTCCAAGCCATGTATAAGATTATACACGCTGTTCAGGGTTATTTTCAACTAAAATCTTTGATTTCTCGTTTCTTTCTTTGGAACCCCAATCAGTATTATAGAGAGCATCATACTCATCCATGTGATCTTCTAACCAAAGACCCTCTGTGAATTTTCTTGCTCTATCAGAGAGACCCATATAACGATCAAAGTCAGAAGTGATATACTCTAACTGAGAAATTAAATCTTTTCCATCATTAAATTGAATCTCTGCATCTTTATAGGTACAAAGATCCTGATATGCACCGGGCATACCAAAAGCACCTGCTTCAATCATCTTGATATTACTCTTGGATTTGTTGAAAACATTATCAACAAGAGGAGCAAAAGCAACGTTTGCACCAATTTCATAGATGTCTTTTGGTAAATTCATTAGGGGTGACCAATCAATGTATTCCATTTCGCCATTATCGATAAATGGTTTTACAGCAAGAGGGAAACAACCCTTCCAAACAAATTTAAACTTTTTACGAGCCTTGATGATTTCATCAATAACATGTGAGAAGTCATCTTTCATTCCTGTTCTATTGGTGACATCAATGTGTGTACCAGAACCAGCATAAAGAACACGAGGACGCTTCTTATGTCTCTCATAAAGTTCTTGGATTCTCTGCTTATTATAGAATCTATCAAGCCAGAACTTAGGAGGATAATTTGGAATGACAGTAATATTTTTATTACCTGTCTTGTCCATATAATAATCCTTCATGTACTGACAAGTAACAGTAACCTCATCCATCATTCCCATGATTTCAAGAATACTGCTAACGATTTCATCATTAACAAATGCATCTTTACATCTGTTATAATCAGGAATGTCTTCCTTGAAGACGATATCATCGACTTCATAAACCAGCTTATAACCCATTTGGGGTTTAGCTCTAACCAGTTCTTT